ATGCCGCCACGACGCTGCTCGACATTCGCGTCGCCGATGCACCCAGCCTCGCCGAAGGCGACGGGTTCCAGTTCGACGGCGTTTCCTATGTCGTCCAGGGGGAACCGAGCCGCGACGCGGAGCGACTGATCTGGACGGCGGAGCTGCGCGAGGCATGAGGTTCTCGGTCAGCACGATCGGCGATCTCGGCAAGATGATGGCCGACGAGATCAAGGCCGCCGAGAAGGCCGTCACTGCTGGGATCTCACAGGCCACCGAAGGCCTGAAGACCGAGCTCCGGACGCAGGTCACCTCGGCGGGACTGGGTCCGAGACTGGCGCGCACCTGGCGCGGACAAGTCTACCCCAAGGGCGAAGACAGCATCCGGGCGGCGGGTCTCGTCTGGTCCAAGGCGCCGGGCATCATCCGCATCTACGAGGACGGCGCGACCATTCGCTCGAAGAACGGCTTCTTCCTCGCGATCCCGACGGCGGCCGCTGGCCGATACGGGGATGGCGGTCGGAAGATCACGCCGGGTGGATGGGAGCGACGGACCGGGCAACGGCTGCGCTTCGTCTACCGACGACGCGGCCCCTCTCTCCTCGTGGCCGACGGGATGCGTGCCCGGACAGGCAAGCGTGGTGGCTTCTCTCGCGCGAGCGCTTCCGCACTCCGGACGGGCCGAGGACTGGTGACCGTGCCGATGTTCATCCTGGTTCCGCGGGTCACGATCCGCAAGCGCCTCGAGGTGGCCGGCGCCGCCGAGCGCTGGGTGAGCCGGCTACCCAGCCTGGTCGTGCGCAATTGGGTTTCTAATGAGGACGGGAGCCGCTGATGTCTCGACGCGAACAGATCCTCGCCGCACTCGCGGTTGTTCTCGCGGGGCAGTTGGCGGCGCCGGTGCGGCGCAACGAGGTGCTGCCCGAGAAGGTGCCCGCCGCTGGTCTCGTCATCCTGCGCGATGGCGAGCCCGGCGAACCCGACATCACACTCAACCCCCGCACCGAGTTCTACGCGCACCGGGTCGAGCTGGAAGTTTATGTGCCGCGAGATCCCAGCGGCGGCGGCGAAGCGGCGCTCGATCAGCTGCTGGGTGCGATTGGGGCCGCCCTGCGTGTCGATGAGACGCTCGGCGGCCTCGCCGAGAACCTAACGCCGTCGGCCCCGGAGACGGGCGCGCTCGCTCTCGAAGGAGCGCCGCCGATGCTGACCGCGCGGATCATCGTCACGATCGAATACCTGGTGAGCGATCCGCTCACCGCCTGACCCAACCACGACCCAATCACGGACAGGACGGGAGTCATCCATGCCCAAGGCGCGCGCATATGGCGCGGACGCCACCCTCAAGGCGTGCCGGGAGGCAAGCTACGGGGTCGCGCCGCTCACCGGCTATCAGAGCCTCGATTTCAAATCGACCGATCTCTCCTCGGCCCAGCCGCTCGGGGACGACCCGCTGCTCGGACGCGGGCGCAACGCGCAGGATCCCTATCGCGGCCTCATCACCGACGAGGGCCAGCTCGACATCCCGCTCGACCTGCGTGGAACGGGCTTCTGGCTGACGGGCCTTTTCGGAGACCCGGTGACCACGCCCGCGAGCGCAAGCGGCTCGATCGTCTTCGCCGTCAATCCCACGGCGGGCGACACGGTCACCTTGAACGGTACGGTCTGGACGTTCGTCTCCGGTACGGCGGGAACAGGGGAGACGCAGATCCAGGGAACGGCCACACAGACCGTCGATCAGCTGGTCAGCGACCTCAACGCATCGGCCGATCCCGAAATCGCCAAATGCACCTATTCGCGGCCGACGAGCACACAGACCCTCGTCATCGCATTCGATGTCGTTGGGCCGACCGGGAACGCCTTCACGATCTCTGCCTCTGCCGCGGCAGCTTCGGCGGCGACCCTGACCGGCGGCGGCTATTCGCATGTCTGGGAGAGCGGCGCCGACGACATCCCGAGCTACACGATCGAGGTCGGCCATCCGAAGCTCACGACGCCGGTGTTCTTCCGTCACCTCGGCACGGTGATGGAGAGCCTGAACTTCGAGATGGGCCAGGAGGGACCGGCAAATGCCCGCCTCCAGCTCGTGGCCCAAGGCGAGGAACGCTTCTCGGCGACGGTCGACGCCAATCCGACGGCCTACGCGCTCCGGCGCTTCAGCCAGGGGCGCGGCTTCATCCGGCGCGGCGGTGCGGCGCTCGCGGGCGTCACGGGCGGCAGCCTGACCTTCTCCAACAACCTTGAACGCGTCCGGGTGATCCGCGAGGACGGCAAGATCGAGGCGGCCGATCCCACTTTCGCCTCGGCGGAAGGATCGATGTCGGTACGCTTCGATGGCGCGACGCTCGTGGCCGAGGCCGCCAATGGCGATCCCGTCGCACTCGAATACGGGTTCACCTTCCCGGAAGGCTACGCGCTCCGCTTCGAGCTGCCGCGGGTCTTTCTGCCCAAACCCAAATATGCCGTCTCCGGCCCCGGCGGAGTCGAGGCAAGCTTCGACTGGCGCGCCGCCTACGATGACAGCGAAGGCACGATGCTGCGCGCCCACCTCCTGAACGATGTCACAAGCTACACCTGAGGCCATTCCCATGATCCGCCTGAACCTGTCGCGCGAGCCGAGCTGGCTCGACCTCGGACACGACGTGCGCGTGCGCGTCGCTCCCCTGACCACCTCGCTAATGGCCGCCGCCCGCAGTGATCCGGCGGTGGCTGCCTTGCCCGAAGGCGCGTCGAACGAGACCATCGCGGTCACCATGGCCAAGGCCCTGGCACGGCTGGTCGTGCTGGAGTGGGAAGGGGTGGGCGACGCCGAAGGCAATCCTGTGCACGTCACACCGGAAGGCATCGACGCGCTGCTGGACATCCTGCCGCTCTTCGAGGCGTTCCAGCTCCGCTACGTGTCCAAGGGTCTGCTGCTGGAAGCGGAAAAAAACGGCTCCGCGCCCTCGCCGAATGGCACTTCAGCGGGGGCGACCAGTATTGCCGATCCTGCTGCGGCACCTGCAGCGAATGTCCCGCCGTCCTGAACCGTCCGCAGACGATCGAAGGCTGGCAGGTCTGGGATCTCGCCAAAAAGCTCACGGGCCAGCTGCGCGCCGTCCCCGGTGCGGTCCTCGGCCTCGACATGACGGCGGCTCTCGCCTGTGCGCACGCGCTTGGATTGGACACCCTCGTCTGCGCGGAACTGCTGCCCGAGGTGGAGGGCATGATGGTGCGCGGGCTGAACCCGCAAATCAGGACTGAACAAGATGGCTGAGAAACGCGTCTCCGTTCGCCTTGCCGTGGTCGGAGGGCGTGAAGTCCGTGCCGAACTGCAGGGCATCGGCGATGCGGGCGAGCAAGGCTTCCGTCGGCTATCGCGGGAGATGGACGCCGCGAACAGCCGTGTCGCGGCCTTTTATCGGCGCGTGCAGATCGCGGCCGCCGCCGCGGCGACCGCCTTTGCCGCGGGCGCTGCGGCCATGATCCGCTCCGGCCTTCAGGTCGTCGACGCACAGGCCAAGCTCGCCCAGTCGCTCGGGACCACCGTCGAGAGCATCCAGGTTCTGGAACGCGCCGGCGAAATGGCCGGCGTCTCGATGTCCGGCATCGAGCAGGCGACCAAGGACCTCACGCGCCGCCTCAGCCAGGCGGCCGCCGGGACCGGTCCTGCCGTCTCGGCGCTCGACCGGCTGGGGCTCTCGGCGTCGACCTTGCTCGCCCTGCCGCTGGATGAGCGTGTCGGTCGGATCAATCAGGCGATCGAAGACTTCGTGCCCGCAGCCGAGCGGGCGGCGGTCGCCGGGCAGCTGTTCGGGGAGGAAGGCAGCATCGCCATCTCCCGGATCGACACGGCGACGCTTCGGCAGGCGACACGGGACGTTCGCGATTTCGGCGTGGTCGTGTCCGAGCAGGACGCCGATCAGATCGAGCGGACGAACGATGCGATCTCCCGCCTCGGTCTGATCTGGCGCGGGCTGTCGAATCAGCTCGCCGTTGCCGCCGCCCCGGCCCTCGAAGCCGTCGCCGACGCGCTGGCGGCGATCTCGCGGACGACCGGTCCGCTTGGTCAGGCGATCCGGCTCCTGTTCGACAACATCGGTCGGCTCGCTTCGATCGCTGCAGCCTTCGCCACCTTCATCGCCGGACGCTGGGTCGCCGGCATGGTCGCGGCCGCCGCCTCGGTTCGCGGCCTCGCCACCGCGCTGGTCTTTCTGCGCGGCGCGTTGATCCGCACTGGGATCGGCGCGCTCGTCGTGGCTGCGGGTGAGCTGATCTACCAATTCGGTCGGCTGGTACAGGCGACCGGCGGCTTCGGCGCCGCGCTCGGCCTTCTGGGTGACGTGGCAGCCGAGGTCTGGGACAGGATCGGACTGCTGGCCGGCGTCCTGAAAGCGCGCATCGACGCCGCCTGGAGCGGCATTCAAGCGAGCATCGCCGACGCGCTGCAGGCGTCGCTCGAGGCCATCGTCGCCTTCGGCAATCGTACCATCGGTACGTTTCAGGGCGCTTTCGATGCGATGGTCGTCATCTGGAGCAACCTGCCTCGGGCGATCGGCGATCTGACGATCCAGGCGGCGAACGCGCTGATCGCCGGGCTGGAGTCGATGCTGGGCGGCGCCGTCGAGGGCATCAACGCGCTCCTCGAAGGCGTCAATGCGGGTCTGGCTGCGATCGGCGTCGAGCGGGCCATCGAACTGGTGCCGGACGTCGATCTCGGCCGGATCGAGAACCAGTTTGCGGGTGCCGCGCGCCAGGCCGGCAATGCCGCGCGTGACGCCTTCGCCGCCGCGTTCGAGACGAATACCTTCGCGACGCCGGATTTCGGTCTGTCGGCCTTCGCCGAGGATGCGCGCGCCGCCGCCGACAACGCGCGAGAGACGGCGACGGCGCTGGGAGAGCTGGCAGGCGCGCCCCTCGCGTCCATCGCCGCGCTCCGGGAGGCGATGGCGGGTGCGAACACCGAGATCGACAAGGCGGCCGGGGCGACGGAGCGTCTCGATGAAGCCTTCGCAGCCATCGGCGGCGCCGGGAGCGATGCCGCAGGAGATGGCGAAGGCTCGGCTGGTTCCGCCGCACGTGCCGCACAAGCAAGCCGCGCCGCCGGTGAGGCGGCGGCAACAGCGGCCACGCAGGCGGCAACCGGCTGGGCGGCGGTTCGCGAGGAGCTGTCCCGCTATGCCGGCGAGGCGATGGACTGGGGCAAGGGTCTCGGCGGCGCTCTCACCAGCGCCTTTCGCAGCGCCGAGGACGTCATCGCCAACTTCGTGACCGGCGGCAAGATCGACTTCAGGGCGCTCGCCGACAGCATCCTCGCCGACATCACTCGTATCGCGGTTCGCTCTGCGATTCTTAGGCCACTGGCCAATGTCCTCGGCGGCGATGGCGGGCTGTTGGCTGGCATCTTCCATCAAGGCGGCGTGGTCGGTGCGCCGGCGCCCCATCGCCTGGTTCCGGCTATGGCCTTCGCCGCGGCGCCGCGCCTGCATGGCGGCGGCATCGCCGGACTGCGCCCAGATGAGGTGCCAGCCATCCTGCAGCGCGGCGAGGAAGTACTGACCCGAGACGATCCGCGCCATCGCGCCCGTGGTTTTGGTCCGGGCATGAGCATCACACAGCATTTCCACGGCCCCATCGGCGGCGACATGCGCGCTTTGCGCCGGGCCCATGGCCACGCCGCTGCCGAGGCCTTCGCCGCCCTGGCGCGGCAGCACCAGCGCCATCGCTGAGCCATGGCCTTCCACGACGTCCGCTTCCCGCCCACGATTGCCTATGGCGCCACCGGCGGCCCCGGCTTTTCCACCGATGTGGTGACGCTGCGCTCGGGCCGCGAGAAGCGCAACGGCAACTGGTCGCTGCCACGCCGGCAATGGGACGTCGCCCATGGCCTCAAGAACCAGGGCGATCTCGACATCCTGCTCGCGTTCTTCCTGGCGCGCCACGGCCGTCTGCACAGCTTCCGCTTCAAGGATTGGAGCGACTTCCGCATGCCGCGCCAGGCGATCGGCGTCGGCGACGGCGCCACCTTGGAATTCGCTCTCGTCAAAGCCTATGCCGATCCCGGCGGCTACACCACCTTCCGCGCCATCACCAAGCCGGTGGACGGCTCGGTGCAGGTTTGGCTCGACGGCGCGCCCCAGGCCGAGGGATGGGCCTGCGATCATGCCAGCGGCCTCGTCACCTTCTCCGTCGCGCCCGGTGCCGAAGTCATCGTCGAGGCTGCGTGCGAGTTCGACGTCCATGCCCGCTTCGACACCGACGACATGCGCACCCGCATCGACACCTATGCCCTCTATTCCTGGGGCCAGATCCCCATCGTCGAGATCAGGGAATGAAGACCTGTTTGCCCGAACTGGCGGCGCATCTTGCCGGCGAGGCGACCACCCTCGCCACGCTGTGGCGCCTGACCAGGCGCGACGGGGTCGTGATGGGCTTCACCGACCACGACGTCGACCTGGTCTGCGACGGGATCACCCATCGGGCCGCGAGCGGCTTCACGCCAACCGCACTGGCCACCCGAGCCGACCTGTCGGTAGACGGCCTGGAAATCCAGGGCCTGCTGGACGCCGACGACATCACCGAGGAGGATCTGTTGGCGGGCGTGTATGACGGGGCGACGGTCGAGGTGATGCTGGTCAACCATGCCGATCCCGGCATGGGGACGCTGTACCTGCGGCGCGGCGTCATCGGCGAGGTCCAGGTGACCGACGTCGGCTTCACCGCCGAGCTGCGCGGGATGATGGAGGGCTTCTCGCGCCAGGTGGGCCAGCTCTACAGCCCGACCTGTCGCGCCAGCCTGGGCGACTCGCGCTGCCGGGTGGACCTGACCGCGTACACGGTCGAGGGCGCCGTCTCGTCGGCCGCCGACCGCCGTTCCTTCACGGACTCCGGGCGCGCCGAGGCGGCCGGCCACTTCATGCACGGCCTGCTGACCTGGACCGGCGGCACCAACGCCGGCGCGGCGATGGAGGTCAAGAGCTTCGGCGCCGGCGGCCAGTTCGCTCTTTTCCTGCCGATGCGCCATGACATCGCCCCGGGCGACGGATACCGGGTGTCGGCGGGGTGCGACAAGACCTTCGCCACCTGCCGCGACCGTTTCGACAACGCCGTAAACTTCCGCGGCGAGCCGCATGTGCCCGGCCTCGACTTCGTCATCGAGCCGGCGGGGCGGTGAGCATGGCGAGGCGATCCGAGATCATCGCCCAAGCCAGGCTGTGGCTGGGCACCCCATTCCATCACCAAGGCAGGCTGCGCGGCGTCGGCTGCGACTGCGTCGGCCTGGTCGTGGGCGTGTGCCGGGCGCTGGGCCTGGGCGACGCCGACGCCAAGGGCTACGCCCGCACGCCCGACGGCCGCTCCCTGGCCGAGGGACTGGCGCGGCACTTGGTGGAGATACCTCCGGAAGCGGCTCGGCCAGGCGACGTCCTCCTGCTGCGCATCCGGCGCGATCCCCAGCACGTCGGCTTCCTCGGACCCGGCGGCAGCATCATCCATGCCTATGCCGGCGCCGGGCGGGTGGTAGAAACGCGGTTCGATTCCTGGTGGCAGGCGCGGCTGGTGGCCGCCTATGCCATTCCCGGCGTGGAGGACGACTGATGGCGACCCTGGTCCTGGCCGCCGCCGGCGCGGCGATCGGCGGCGGGGTCGGCGGCACGATCCTCGGCATCACCGCCGCGCAGATCGGCTTCTCGGTCGGGGCGATGGCCGGCAGTTTCATCGACCAGACCCTGTTCGCGCCGTCGAACAGGGTCGAGGGCCCGCGGATGACGGACCTGGCGGTGCAGGTGTCGACCTACGGCAAGATGATCCCGATCCTCTATGCCGGCCGCATCGCCGGCAACGTCATCTGGTCGACCGAGAAGCGGGAGCAGCGGCAG